TTTTGCCTTGATTATTGATAAGCTACCACATTTCTCACAGCTGATTATGAAACCTAAACCATTTGAATTGATACTGCTTATATTGTTCTCTGAGGGAACTTTGTAAATAATCAATGCGGATGTATGCCAATATTCAGCACTGACTCCACTGTCAGCGACAGCAGACACATTTGATTGAAATTTGATGTCAATCAATTTAATGCCTGGATTTTCGGCAAGCCAGCTATTTATTTGATCATCAATCGCCTCGTCACTTGGGTAGTCGGATGATAAAAATACTGTTTTAATCATATTCCTCTCCTGGATTGTGCCACCAGACAATCAGGTCATCCTGATTGTCTCTGATGTACTGCTCAAATCTTTCAAAGTGGACGATAGCATGTTTTAAGCGTTGCATACCCTCTCCAGCCTTTGAGCAAAAGCCACAAACTTTAAAGATAGGCTCAATCATGTCAATAATTTCTACGACTTGGCCATCGAGGTTCCAGACGCTATCCTCTCCCACCTTAAAATCTAGGATAAACTCATCCCCTAGGTTGTGGATAACCTGCAATCTCTTGCCGTCCGAGTAGATGGATACGCTGTCAGATACTTTTCTAATTTCCACGACGTTTCACCGTCCCAACTTTCAAGTTATTTTTGAGTTCTTCTTGTTTTAGAGGTTCGATCCAACCAAATTCTGGAACCCAATAGTTTTTTTGATGTTCAAAACCAGCGTCAGACAAAGATTTTTTAAATCGGTCTTTTTCCTCAATCGTTTTAAAAAATACAGTAAGTCCCATTTTTAGGTTGTATTCATCTGAGCTGTTTTCAGCCCCTCTAAGAGCGTTAGTCTCATTTTGGGGGATTTGCCCACCGTCCAAGATTTCGCCTGTCTCTGGGTCAAAATTTGGGGTCTCCGTTGATTTTGGAGCTTGTTCTTGCTGTTTAGTTTGTTGAGTTGCTAAAAGTTCCTGATTAGATTGCTCTGCTCGTTCTTGAGCTTGTCTGAGTTCTTCCTTTTGCTTTTCAAATTCATAGTCAGCTTTGATTTGTTCAAAGACCTCAGCAAGAGTCAAGTCTTTTAACTGTCTAATGTAAGGTGAGTCTGTCATGCCGTACTCAGCACATAGCCCCGAAATAGCTGACTTAGCTTTTTCAAATTCTTGCTGTTTCTGAAATTCAAAGGTCACCATGTCATCAAGTGACTTCATAGTGGCTTTTTTAAGCGTCACGCCATCTGCCATGAAATCGCCAGCTTTGACATACTCAAGGGCCTTTTCATCAAAGAGCCGAGGGTCCAGCATGTACTCAGCCGATTTGTTGGCTAGGTAGCCTTTGACTGTGTCAATTCGGACAGCCTTTTGGTGTTCTTCAAACTCTTTGACATCACTAGCAATTTTAGTGATGATGTCTTTTAGAGGTTGGATGGCATTCTTGACATACTTGTCAAATTCGTCAGCTGGTTCAGATAAGACTTTCTTATTCCTGATCCGCTCATCAGAGACTTGCTTGTCTAATTTTCGTAGATCGGCAAGCGTCTGCTTATCATCCTTGATGGTTGCAGCTGTAACTGTGTAATTTTGATACTTAGTCACAACCTCATTGATATTCTGTTCAAATTTCTCACGATCAATGATTTCAACCTGTGCCTGTGTTACTTTTACCTGTAATTCTTGCATGTTGTCCTCCTAGTATTCTAGTTCACCGTCTAGCAATTCGCCCTGGATTGTCTCCTCAGTTTGAGCAGGTTCGGGATCTGCATGATTTGCCTCTTGCTCTTTGTTGAATTGCTCAATCTCGGCCATCTTGCGTGCTACGACATCCTCACGGCTCTCTTGAGGTGTGACGTCTTTAGGTGTGTTATCCAGCTGAATTTCATCAGCCTCATAGCTCGCTCCAAGCTCAGCAGGGAACGCCTCACGGTAAGCTGACACTAGAGCTACTTTCCGTATCATGACACAAGGCATAGTATCCCAGTTATTCTCACCTATTGGCTTGCCGTATGAGTTCATCACTGGATAAGTAACATCTTTCCCCTGTTGTGTCAGTTCCTTAACTCTTGCACGTATTTTAGAATTGTCATACTCCTCAAAAGATACTTCTGTTTCCGTTGGGTAAGTACGGTCTTTGCGGTACACCTTGGCCCAACCGCCAAGAATTTCAGCGCCTTTAGGAATAAATGCTCCTTTTGAGTATTTAATTTCACCGTCCAACAGATAGATTACGCCTGCCTCTTTACCATCAAATTGTGGATGACTATCTGCTTTCTTTTCAAAAGCTGATTTGGCAGTGACTATCTGGGCTGGCTGAGTGCCATACTTGATAAAATAAATTTCTTTTGTAAATGGATTGAGGTTTTGGGCTTTGGCTTGAGCTATAAAATAGGCAAGCTCCTCATCACTAGCTTTTCCTTGCGGGTCAAGATACTTTCTGATAATGCCGCTATTAAGTAGCTGAGGGTTAGTCAGAAAGTCCCCTTTTGCTTCTACAAGTTGATTGTTTGTCATTTTCTTCTACCTTTCGTTGTGTTCTCTATTCATAGGCTAGCAATCTCCTACATAAATCCATTGACCAGCGCTGAAAACCCAATCAGCTGGGTCACGTTCTTCCATTGGTTCAGGAGGCTGCAAGTAATCACGGTCATAGTCAAAGGTGCCAAATAGTCCTCTGTCCATGTGCTGCCTCCTACCCTGCCATGTCTTGATAGACATCAATCAGGCGTTGTTGCATTGCGACTGTATCAGCATACCATCCGCGACTACGTCCAAGCTCCATATTTTCCTCCAAAAGCTCTTTTAGTAGGTCGTTTTGTTGCTTGATGATGGCTTTAAGCCGTTTGTTTTCAGTTTGGAGGGTTCTAACGTCAATCAAATTGCTGTTTGATTTTGATTGTCCATCACCTAAAAGGTCATCTAGTCCTAAGATTTCTTTAAATTTACTCCACATTGTTCTTACTCCTCATCTGTGTCATTGTTGTTTATGATATTCAGAATAGCCTCTTTTGCGTCAATAGTTCTGCCCTCATAGATACGTTTTGCACAATGGAAAATTTTTATTAATTCAATCCGACTAAACTCTTTGTTGGCTTTATCTTTTTTCATAAGCTCTAGCATGATCTCTGAAATACTATAATCTGCTATCACTTTTTGGTCAGTAGATATTTTTTCGATATCAGAAATATCTACAATCGTTGTAACTGTATCAACTTCAATAATATCCTCAGTTTGCTTAGTCTGTGATTTTTTGGAAATGGTGATTGAGTCACATTCATAAAGTTCATCATAGCCAGCGTCTAGTATTTCAGCAAAAATGTAAGAGCCATTTTTTAAAACAATAACAGCATAGTCCCCTTGTTTTACCGTCACAAGTCTATCTCCTAATTGACTTGTAGGAGATAATTCAAAAGTGAAAATCTTTCTAGTTATAATTGTCATTATTTTTCTCCTGTGGATAACTCAGTTATCCCTTTCTTTTATTTAGATTAGTAGTAGTTTGTTGTAAGTTAGTAGTTATTACTAAGTTAGTGCCGTTAGGCTTAGATTGTTGTATAGTTAGTACTTGTTGTATAGTTAGTATTTATTAGAGGGCAATTTTACACATGGCAATTTTACACATGGCAATTTTACACATGGCAATTTTACACATGGCAATATTTTCCAACTGTATTTTTAAACTCCGTCATCTGTGGATAACTCTTTCTCAAGATTAGTTTTCAGATACTCAAAGTAATCATCTGAAATAGGCATGTCTGAAAAAAATCTATGTACTGTGACACCTTTGCCTCTGCCTAGCCCTAAGCGGTATACTCTGAGATAGCCTGCTTTCTCTAAAAGCTTAAAGTGCTCATCTACGGTGCGCCTACTTATTCCTAGACGTCGTGCAATCTCGTCAGGATACACAACCCAATCAGACTTATTAGTCAGTATGACTGCCAAAATCCCTATTGTGGCTGGTTTCAGTTGCTTATCTTGAGTGAAAGTGTTATTGATAGATGTGTAATTTTCGTGAGTATTTCTTAGAATATACTGCATACCTCATATTTAAGCCCCTTTCTGTAACTCTCGCTTGTGCATTCCTAAAATGATGTCATAGTACGAATGACCAGCAGGGATGACATATCCTGTCAGATCGTCAACTTGAGAACCATCTGCCATGATGTTTACAATCCGTGGCTCCCATTCCTTTTTTACTGTTTTCATGATATAATTACCTCGTAAATGTTTTACTGAGTCCCTCAATGGAATTGCCGTTCCAGAGGGGCTTTTTTGTTATTCTCCTATCTGCTATAATAAAGCTAGAAAGGAGGTGACGTTATGCATGATCTAGTTATCAAGATGATTCTTGATCAGTACGGCATTGATAACTCTGAAAATTTGTCTAAAGCACTCGCCAAAGTCCTAGATGAATTTTCAAGAGATAGCCGTGTAGCTAGCAATCTGTCTAAGTCTATCAATGAGCAGAATAGACTTGCAGATAGAATGCACGGGGTTATTAGATAATCCCTATAGTCCTCTGAGCGTATTTGCGAAAGGCATTTATTTCACTGTCATCCAGTGTTATGTCTTTTGAAAAATTACGCTCTTTTTCGTTCAGTTGGTAATCGTAAAGGCCGTTTAGCTCTTCCCATCCTTTTCGAGTTAAAGACTGTCTTAAGCTAATATAGCGTTCGATAATAGACAGTGATTTTGCAACATCCTGCAGCTCTTGTTCAGCTTGCTCTTGTCTTTTTTGAGTTTTATCAATAAATTTTGAGTAATCAATCTCAAAAGCCTTGACAATTTCTGTAGTTGAGGCTTTTATCTTGCCACTAAATGGATACCGTTTAGGTCTCATCTTATTTCCTTTCTATCCTGTTAAGCATTCCTGATTAAGGAACTTGTTTATAAAGTACTGTTGGCCCTTACCAGTGACCTTACTAGTCTTATTGATACTGATATGACCGTCTGCGTGCTGGATGTTAGTTTCTTTGATTTCAAACAAACCTAACTCCATTGATTTTTGCGTAGGCATGTTCCAACTAGCTCCACGTTTCTTGATAAGATAACCGTTATCACGTAGCCAGCTAAACAAGCGATTTGCTCCGATTTTGAAACCATTCTGACTGATGAGCTTGGCTAGGTCTCCAACCAAGATAGATGTGTGACTAGCACTGACTGCGTCGGCAAAGAGCACTTTAGGACGGTCAGCCTCAATCTGAGCCTCTAGCTTGTGGACTTTCTGATCAGCCATAAGTAAGGCTCTTGCCATGATTTTCTCAGGACTGTTGAAGTCTTTCTCTACTTGGATAAAGTATTGTCGGACTTGCTTGCCTCGCTCCGTTCGCTGGATCATAGCAATTTCTTTGGCCATGTCTAGCTTGATGACGTGGTCAACTTTGTTGTGACCCCCTCGTCCTGTTTGGTTTCCAAAATTGGAAAGCAAAACATAGTCCTGATTTTCTGTAAAACCATAATCAGTCATACGGTCAAACCATGTAGTGTAGTTTGAATTAACACCCAGCGCTTCGTGTAGTTGTCTGCCTGACACTACTGGCTCATGGTTATCATTCAGAGTTACATTGATGAGTTCATTCATGTTTACTCCTTTCTGTTCAAGAAATTTGAACATTGTTTGCAAAAAAATAGGCTGGAATATCATTTAGATCAAGATCCAGTAATTCTATTGCCCGCTCCATCTCTTCGTCTCTCCAACCAACTTTATTATTAAGTTTGAGTGATAGAGAACGTTCAGATAAACCTAAAGCTATAGAGAAGTTGTATTGTGTACCATATTTCTCAACGATTTTCCCTGACAACTTTGAAAAATCTTTAGTCATTGCATTTCCTCCTGTTTATCTTTTGCTCAAATATTTTGAACAAATTCATTCTAACTCATCTTTTAACTTTTGTCAACCAAAAAATTCAAGTTTTTTGAATTTTTTTCTTGAATTTTTGTTCAAGATACTTTATAATGAAATTATGGAATTATGAAATTATGAAATTCAATAAGGAGGCAGTCGATGGAGCGTAGTAGTACATCAGCAAGGCTCAGACAACTAATGTCTGAAACAGGTCTAAGACAAGTAGATATTTTAGATAAATCTAAACCGTTCCAAAAACAATTAGGTGTAAAGATGGGAAGAAGTGCCCTATCTCAATATGTAACGGGAAAATCTAAACCAGATGATAAAAAACTATATCTTCTATCTAAAACTCTTGGCGTTAGCGAAGCTTGGCTTATGGGCTATGATGTTGAGAAAAAACGTGTACCAGATAATGAACGTAACTCAACATCAAATGAAAAACCTGAAATCCTGACTATCTACAATCAACTAGAAGAACCTAGACAAGAGAAGGTCCTCGACTTTGCCAATGCTCAACTTGATGAACAGGAAAGCTCTAAGGTTGCTTCTATCTTCGAGAAGGTAAGCAATGAAGATTATATCATTGACTACGTTGAGGGCTTGGTTGCAGCAGGACATGGAACGTTTCAGGAAGATAATCTACACATGGAAGTCAAGCTCAGAGCTGAAGAC